ACAAACACTGGCTATTTCGCACAGAATTACATCGCTAACCCAGCACAATGGGGTGCGTTAATTGGTGCGCAAGATACAACAAAGCGCCCAGTATTTAATGCGTTACAACCAATGAACGCAGCTGGACAAGTTACACCATCATCTATTCGTGGTAACGTGCTAGGACTTGATCTATATGTAGACAAGAACTTCACTGCAACTACATTCGATGATGATTCAGCAATCATCCTTGCACCAGAGGCATTTACTGTATATCGCTCAGCACAAAACTTTATGAGCGTAAATGTAGTATCAAATCTACAAGTACAGGTTGCTATCTACGGATATATGGCAACAATCGCCAAGATGCCTAACGGAATCTTGAAGTACAAGAAGACCTGATAAGACCCGTTAATCAATAAGTAATCCCCTGGGGTTTAGTAGCCCTAGCCCTGGGGGAGTTTTTAAGAGAGGAATACAATGCCAGCCGTCTACGTGACTACAGCTGAATTACGCTCGAATCTTGGAATTGGCACTTTGTATACCGATGCAACAGTAGAAGAAGTTTGCCAAACTGCAGAAGATTTAATTAACCAATATCTATGGTTTAACACTGCCCCAGTAGTAGCTACATCATTACAAGATAACGTGGCAACACTTATGCTTGCTAATCCAAACGCATTCGCTGCGACACAATCAATAGTGGTAAGTGGCTGCGGTGCCACATTTAACGGCACGCACACAATCACTGGCACAATTCCACCTACATCTGGCACTACTAGCCTAATCCCAGTATTTATGTATCAATATGGTCAAGTTAATTATCCTAATGGCTATTCATTTGTGCAGTATGCAAGGACAGCTGCAAACCAAACATTTCACAAAGTAGTACCTTATGGATTAGTCACTGGCTCAGATCATAAAACTCAATCTTATGCGACAACCCCAGCAATACGTGAGGCAGCGATGATCGTTGCTGTAGACATCTGGCAAGCAAGACAAGTTAGCCAGACTGGTGGGGTCGGTATGGATGGGATCAGTGCCAGCCCTTATCGGATGGGTTATCAGCTGATTAACCGAGTGCGTGGTCTCATCCAGCCGTATTCAGCACCATCATCTTTGGTGGGCTAATGCCAGCTGCAATTACCACGTTAAGAGGCACACTAGCAACTGATTTAGCAAACGCTGGCGTATGGTCTACCTTTGCGTTTCCACCTAGTACTTTGCTGGCCAACTCAGTGGTTATCACACCATCGGATCCTTACATAACACCAAGCAATAATGATCAAACAGGTTTAGCACCTTTAGCCAATTTTAAAGTTTTAATAACCGCCCCTGCATTTGACAATCAGGGCAACCTTGCAGGTATGGAAAGTTTTATTGTGGCAGTAGTAAACAAACTAGCAGCATCATCACTGGTGCTTAACATATCAAGTGTCTCCGCTCCAGCTATCACAAACGCAGCTAGTGGAGATTTATTAACATCAGAAATAACAGTATCAATCCTAACGAGCTGGAGTTAAAATGAGCACACAAGCAGAAGACTTAGCCTTCTTAATTAAGACAGGCCAGATCAAAGAAGCACCAAAACCAACTGCACAAACAAAGAAAGATGAGGAATAACAATGGCAATCTATTTAAATAACAATGTTGGTGTTAAGTTGGCAACAGCAGCAGCCAAGACAACACCTTCTATCGATATTTCTGCATACGTAACCAATGCAGTAATTAACCAGGTAGCAGATGAGCTAGAAGTTACAGCTATGGGCGACACAGCCCACAAGTTTGTGGCTGGCCTACAATCTGGCACCTTAACACTTGACTTTATCAATGACTGGGCATCTGCTCAGGTAATGCAGACTTTGAATGACTGCTTTGGTCAGACAATCTCTGTTTCAATGATTACAGTCAAAGGCACAGCAGTATCAGCAGCTAACCCATCTTATCAATTCTCAATCTTGGTGAATAACCTAACTCCACTGGGTCAAGGCGGCGTGGCTGAGATCGCTACCTCTTCAGTAACATTTACTATAAACTCCGCAGTAACAGTGTCCCCATCGGTGGCATTCTAACTAAGGAGTAATAATGGCAAAGTTAAAAATTACAAGGGCTAATGGCGAAGTCTCAGAGCACAGAATAACGCCAGGAATTGAATATAACTTTGAACAAAAATATGGCTCAGGAATTAGCAAGATTTTAAGGGAACACGAGCGTCAGACTGAAATATTCTACCTTGCTTATGAATGTTTACGCAGGGCTGGCGCTCAAATACCTTTATGGGGATCTGAGTTTATTGATACTTTAGAGACCGTTGAGGTATTAGACGAAGAAAAAAAATAGTTGAGCGGTCATCTATTGTTTACACTATTGCGCAATTAGCAGTAGAGACTGGGATACCGCCTAGCGAATTTATTAATATGGATACAGAAATGTATCGGGCTATTATTCAAGTTTTGACCGATAGAGCTAAGGAGATCAAAAATGCCAGTAGAGGTCGTAGGCGTTGAGGATGTCCTAAAAGGCTTAAGTTTTTTTGATGATGATTTATACAGTCGCATCCGCACTGCTATAACTCCGTTAATGAAGCGAGTGGAAGCCCAGTCTAAAAATGATGTGCCAAACAATAGTGAAGTTTTATCTGGAC